ACCAGCAGTTACATCAGACAAGGCAATTTGACCTGCACTTCCTCCAGCCGCTGCTGCATACATATCCCTAATCAACCTTGTAGCCGACTCATCTCCATATGAGTTCAACCTTGAGGTGGCTGAGTCTACATTGCCGGTGGTTAGACCACTACCTAAGAAACCACTATATATGTTCGATGAGAACGTAGTGATACTTGTTTCGGAAGTATCTATCCCAATTGCGACTGTTTCAAAAGTAGAGTCAGCTGAGCTTGCTCCGAAGATAACTTTCATAACATGATTAGTCATGTGTCTATCTACAGCGCGTCGAGACTCATTAAGAGCCATCTCAACTTCATTAAACCTTGAATCTTCAATCATCCTGCGGGTTACACCTACTGCAATACCCCACTCCCTAACTGTAACTCGCTCTGAGCGTAGCTTGGTGTGTTGGTACTTAGGGGTGTTCCCTTCTTCAATCTGTTCCAGCTTCATGCTGGGTCGTGCAAAAGTAATATCAATATTACCGCCTGTCTCTGTAGACATAGGTTCCATGAAGAACTGAAGAGCTGGAAGGTCTGTGACCTTATAATCCATAATCGCGTCCTTATAATCAATAAGAACACGCTCTCCAAGTCCACCATCAGCGGAGCCTGTGTTAAGTGACGTAAGCAAACCGGGGGTTTCACTAACTGTTACCATATTTCAATCTCCTTAAAGTGTGATGGCCTTCACGTAGCCAGTGTCTGATGCTAGCGCACCTAGTGCAACTGCGTATACCGTATCTGTACCAGCTTGGGCCTGAAGATATCCAGTACCAAGTGCAGCAGCGGTCGCCCCTGCGGTGAGTGAATCACCTGCGGCTACCGCTCCTGTACATGCCAAATTTAGTATAACGCCTTTACCAGTTATTACGCTTCCCATGTTGCCGCTAGCAGCGGTGTCAACGAACATGAAACCGATTCCGTCACTTGAGCCGGAAAGGGCCATCATTACTTCGCCAGCAGTACCGCCAGAAGCACAGACTAGGTGGCCTGCCGTGGTCGCTTCTCCTGCCGTGAAAGGCAGAATACGCGCCGGGGCGCCACCGTCGTTGAGTAAAATTTCTGTTGCCATAATTAATTCCTCAATTTACCTCTCTCAGGATATCTTTATCCAGAGCGATTCTTCCATTTTCCCACTTAACTGCAAATTTACGTTCTGTCTCCTGCTTAGGCTCCTCACTTTCAGAGGCTTTACCCTTTCCAAAAGTTCGTTCTACCTCAACAGGTTCTGGAACCGCAGCAAGTGCTTCGCTGAAACCAGTCAGCTTAAGTTCATCCCATGCAGAAAGTTCTTCAACACGCGTTTCGGATTTATCTTCCTCAAGAGTCCCGAAAAGGACTTCCTTGGAGATAATCGTGTTAATTATATCTACCTTGCGTGCTTCAGCTTCTTTTACGGCTCTCTCTTCTTCAGATACTTTAAATGCTTCAATTTCTTTCAAAGCAGCTTCATACTGAGATTCGATATCCTTCTTAGATGCTGTAACTTCTTCAAGTTGTGTACGCAAAGAAGCGAACTCGCGTTCAACTATCTTTTCCGCATTGGAATTTTCTTTTACTTCGTCCATATGTTCAACCTCTTTAGTTGTACCATTTGTACATTCACATGAGCCCTTATGCCCTCCACAACCACAATCGTCATGGTCGTCTTCGGGTTCAGGTCCGTGCAAATCACATTTCGTTTCAATCGTGCATTCCTTGCAGACAGGGGCCATTTTTTCATTATCAATGAAACTGACCTCAGTGGGTCTTACATTCATGGCGAAAGTATCACCCATAACATCAACATCGGTTGAAAGCCAATCAATGCTGACATGCGTAATGTCACCTTCTTTAACCTTTTCTAACACTTCATTGCCGCGTTCTGTCTTACCATTAATGGTAGCTAACATTTTAACGGCTGTCTTTCCATTCTCCATCTCGAACAGCTCAGGGTCGTTTGCCATGCCGATTAAATCCTCGGGTGTTCGTTGATGGTTGTAGTATATAGGAAGCTCTTTAAAACTTTCTATATTATCCTTTAATATACTAGGTTCTATATAAACCTTTTGTTGTATTCCGTCATCTTCCTCATATTCATGAGGGCCGGATGTTATAGCTATAACGGGAAATTGAATTTCAGGCACCTCACCATTGGGTACCTCTATACTAATTCCCTCTTCTATAGCTAGAGCAAAAGTACGACGTTTTGGTTCAGAAGAAAGAGTTCTACCAAATGTCCGTTCAACTCCATTTCCGTCAGCCCACATGATACACATGCCTTTTGCTAGCTCTTCGTGAGTTTCACAACCACGCTCCTTAAGGAGCTCGCTAACGCTCTTTAAACATTTTTCGTATGTCATTTTCTATCTCCTGTTGCATTTGCTGCGGGCCTGTTTCCTCTGTTCTGGGCTCTAGCAGATTCTTCTTTCTTATCTGCGTTTTTTCCACCGGATATATTAGCGTTCTTATCAGTTTGTCCAGCTGCCTTTACTACGGCTTCCTTAATTTCTGTAAGTTCGACTACTCCTTCGGGGTCCAGTCCTCGCTCTTCTCTCACCTCACCGGGCGCTAATACACCCTCTGATAAGTATATCATATCAGTTTTTGCTTTAGTGAAAGAATCATTTATATTAATTTGTCTAAATTTAATTAAGGCTGGGTCTCCCCCTTCCTTTGAAACTAATTGAGGCATTAGTTGGGAATTTATAGCTGCTTCTGCCATAGACTGTAAATATTGCACATAAGGTTCAAAAATAGGCCGAGCTCTTTCTGGCTCAGTCCACATAGTCATTGGAACCTTCAGGGCCATATGTATTTTAGCTAAAAGGTCGTCTGTATATTTACCATACTCAAACGCGCGTTGTGTACCTTGTAGTTCTTTAATTTCTATATCATTACCGTGAATAATATCTTCGCCCGGTTGTAGAGCGTTAAAAGTATCAACTATCTCATTAATTTTATCAGGACCATAAGGCATATCAGGTAAACCACAAGATATATCGAAACGAGAAGAAGCATACTTATTTAAAGCCGCTCCTATATCTCTTTCAGCATAATCCTTCAAATCTACCAAATATATGATAGGGTGGATGTCGGATAATCCATAAGCGTAATCATCAAAAACATTATTCTTCAATGCAATGATTTCGTCTTCTTCAAAGCGTATAGATTCCTTATCATCTCCTAAATCTTGGTAATAATACATAACTTGCCCATGTTCATTTCTTTGAACAAACATATTCTGGCTAGAACGTAAAACTAAATTAGCTTCATCATCCCACTTAGCGAAATCTCCCGTGTATTCCAAATAAGCCGTACCAAAAATTCGAGCATTTCTTAACCATGTATATAAAGTCTGTTTAATATTTATATCTTTAAACATACCTTCTATTTGTTCTCGTAGCTCTTCATCTTCAGTTACTATATCATAACCGTCTTTAATAGCATAAAAACAAGGAAGGTCTATTAAGGTTCTTACAATAGGGTCTGTTAGATATATATCCATATAGACCCGTGGCTTACCTAAATGTTGTTCATAAACCTTTACACCACCCTGAAATTGATTAGACACTCTTAGGCGTTTAATAACTCCTTCCCCATAACTTCGGGGTTCGTCTTTATCAAAAGGTGGGCTCTTTCCTATAGTGGCAAATCGCCGTCTTACATTATCAATCCACGACATGGCTATTTAGTATATTATTAAAGCAGTATATAAAGATTGCGTCATATTCCCCTCATGTTATATTTGTTTAATTTCACTTTACGTTGCTTAGTAGTAAAGAGAGATTGCCTCGCAGGGCGTCCTGCTGGTGTAACTGTTATAGGAGTTTGTCCAATTCTCGTAGAAGCGAAGGCTCCCGCGCCGGGAAGCATAGTTAATGTAGCGTGAAGCGCAATTACACAACTATCACAATAATCGTCAAATTTACCATCAGGCGCTGATATTCTTTCCGTCTTATCAGCAGCATCCATGACATATTCTAATTCTATATGTTGTCTCAACCATTTATTAACTAATTTAGCTGCTATTGGTTCTAATTTATCAGGATTAGGTAAATGGACCCTTTGTTGTTGAACAAAGGAAACATAGTCTCTAAATGCTTGTGTTTTCGTCCCCTTTGGTCCTCCAGTAAAAACGAAAGGTATAAAATGAATCTGAGGAGATGCTTGAATGCAGGCTACTCGTAGGTCTTGCTCAATCGCGCCCCCAATACCAGTAGCATCAATAATAAGCTTATCAGCACCCAGTACAGTGGAAACTTCCATGATACGTCTACGTTGGTACGGAATATCATGTCCACCAGTTCTAGCGCTAATTTCTTCAATATAAATAAGCCGTGCAAGGTCTTCTCCTGCATTATCCCCCACAGACTTCTCCCGTTGCCATCCTGTAATAACAGTAGAGTTAACAGATTTCCCAACATCAACACCGACAGTAACTTGAGTATATTTTCCTCTTCCTTGCTCAAGGGTTTCGGGGGTCTGGATGTCGTAATCATAAAAACACGCCTTTAGTTTTTCTGGGTTGAACACATTCGATACACTTTCTACAAACTCACATTCATATTCAGTTCTCCAATACATAGAATCTTCACCCCATTCCATCATCTTCTCTAGCATGTCTTCTTCAGTATAAGGCGCAGAATAGGCCTCCCCTTTCTCTACTGCATCTCTCCACGTAAACACCATTCTCGTAAAACTATCCGCATAGGCATCATCATACAAATAACGCCACATGTGGTTAGATTTTGACTTTGGTGTACCTAAATTTATGAATGGGGCCCTATTTGAAACTATCGCTGGTTCTACGTTATCTACGAAAAGATGGTCATCAATGAGCGGAGACTCATCGACTATACAGAAAGTAGGGTGCTGGCCCCGTATAGCCTGCCCCTGATTGCTAGGCGCTAAAGGAGCACGGCGTAGAAGTGTGCCCCCCTTTAGGCGTATATGGGGCTTATTGTGAAATTTATAATTATCTACTAAGCTATCTAGAAATGTATTATCCTTAAAGTGTCTGTAGACATAGCCGAATATCAGTGCAGCTTGGTCCTCTGATGGAGCAAGCACAAAGACTAGGTCACGGAAGCGCTTGAAAAACATATAGATAACGACAGCGACTGATAGAGCATAGGATTTCCCACAGCCTCGTGGAGCCAATATTGCCATCTTACGCTGGCCTCCGTCACCATCATAACATAAAGATGCACTTATAATATCTATTTGAAGAGGTCTTAATTTAAGAGCTCTTTGTTTTGCATCGTAAAGATAAGCAGCACAAAAGGCTTCTATAAGCTTCTTCATCTTATCTTCGCTTAGTCTACATCTTTCAAAAATTTCTTCTAAACTCCGTGAATCAAAAGCCGACTTACCTGTCAGCGCTGATTGTAGATTCTTCATCTCGTTTTTCACTGCTAGATTTTTCATCTGTTAAATCCTCCAAAAAGGAAGCAAATCCTTCTGTCTTCTCTTCGATAAGCGAAGGAATCTCTATCTTTAATGCGCGAAATTCAGTATGTATGTCTTTAACAATTTGATTACGCTGTTTCAATAACTCATTCCTTAGACTAATATCTTTAAGGTTTTCTGTTATCTCGTCCCATAAAACATCTTCCAAAGTAAGGTTACGTGCTAAGAGAAGAACTATTTCTTTATGACGTTCATATTCGGCTTCTCCTATACGTAAGCGTAGACGACTTAAATAGTCTTCTACACCCATTACTTCTTCATTGCTGCACGGACATTCTTGCGTACTGCTTCAGCCATCATATCATCATGTTCGTCCCATGCCGACATAATCACGTTACGCAGAACTGTGTTCTTGACATTCTTTTGAGCTGTTTCATCCAGCTTCTTATAAGCCGCTAACTGAGCTTTAGTTAGATTTTCATCAAGTAACGCTAATATCTCATCATCATATTTCTTGATGTAGGGCATTACTAATGCTTTAACTGTTGGTTGGGTATACATAATATATGCACCCATAGCTAACATTGCTGCTCCCATAAGTATAAGCTCAGGGGAACTCGTTAGCATATCCATTAGGCTATCTAACATTCCAGTTTCGACTTCCTTAACTTTCGTTAAGTTGGTTGTTTCATTTGTGGTTGTATTATTTGTCATAATATCTCCTTGTTGGGGCCCCCACGATGAGCACTTGCGTACAAAATCCTGTGAAGCCTTGGCCCTGCGGTGAGAGCCCATAAACTAATAACATGTGGTACTATATAAAGCTTACTTCTTCCGAAGTTTGCCATCTTTTCCACGGTATGCTTTCTCGCCCTTCTTAACCCTACGTTTAGT